CACGAAAATAGAGAGGCACAATATGGCGTAAGAAGCGGGATTGACAAAGCGGTGAAGCAATACATCTACGCGAACAAAGACAAGATTATTGAAAGAGTTGTTGAAAGGGCTTCAACGGAAATTGTCAGAAAAGGGTTGCCAAAGCTTATTGAAAATATTGGGAGGGAGTAAGGATGAATCCAGAAGAGAGAAACGAGTTTTTGTATAGGCATCGCGCTTTATTGCCATATAAGAGACAGCAGTTAGTTTTAGATCATTTAGAGAAAGCGAAGGCTTTAATTGATCAAGAGTTAATACTGGATAAGCTATATGGCCAGATGGACTACAAAACCATGAGCAATTTGGAAAGAGACGCATACATGAAAGCTCTAAGAATCATCGACAAAGCAATTATGGAGGTTACTAGAAGATGAAATACAAACACTGGGATGAATACAGCGACGCAAAACGGTGGCAAGTCTCCAAGAAGGAAGCTGCACTGGAAACAAACAATGGGACAACCAAAGAAGACCTGACTAACATCATCAAGTTTCTGGTGCAGATTGCTGACCCATACACCACTGAAGATCTGGAAGACGAGCGGAAAATGGAGGCAGGGGAATGAAAATTGTATATATCTGCAGCCCATACAGGGGCAATGTGAATGAAAATTTGGAAATCGCAAGAAAGGCATCACGCTTTGCAGTAGATGCCGGTTGTCTACCGATAGCACCTCATTTACTGCTACCTCAGTTCATGGATGAAGAAACGGAAAGACAGCAAGCATTAGATTTAAACCTATGTATTTTAGATATTTGCCAAGAACTATGGATCATTGGAGATAAATTGACTGAAGGGATGAAGTTTGAGATAAGCAATGCCTCAGCCCGCGGTTTGAGAATAGTTCCAGTAAACTTGGAGGTAGAACATGAGTTTTAACCACGGACTATGGGAAAGCAACACCGATATGTGGGCCACGCCACAAGGATTCTACGATGAACTGAATAAAGAATTTAATTTCACACTAGATCCATGTGCAACGCATCAGAACGCAAAGTGCGATAAATATTACACCATTGAAGATGATGGACTTTCTAAGGATTGGAACGGGGAGACCGTGTTCTGCAATCCACCATATGGCAGGCAAATAGGGCCATGGGTTCAGAAATGTCTGACAACTAAGGGGGGGGGGTAAGAGTGGCATTACTTCCAGCAAGAACAGACACTAGATGGTTTCATGATTACATTTATGGCAAGGCTGAAATAAGATTTGTAAAGGGAAGATTGAAATTCGGAGACAGCGAGAACGCTGCTCCATTCCCGAGCATGGTAGTAATTTGGAGAGATTAAGGAGGTAAACCATGAAGCCTGAAGAAGCGTTAACAATGGAAAAATTATTAAATGAATTGCAATCAGTTGATACGGTGAAGCTTGTATTAACCGGATGTGGTGAATCGATATATGAAAGCAGAGAGGTGTATGAAGCGATAAGACCTTTCGTTGAAAAGCAGATACCAAAGAAGCCTGAAAGGCTAAATGCATTTAAGAGCATCGGAAAGTGTAAAGGGTGCGAAAAGGTTATAAGCACAAGAACCGCAAGCGTATATTGTCAGTACTGTGGAAACAAGGTTGATTGGGGGAATAAGGAATGAATCCTGAAGAAGCGATAAGAGAATTGAGCGAAATGCAGGAAGGCATAAAACACCATGGTTTAAAAGGCCAACACTATTGGTTTAGATGGATACGTAGTCAAGGTAAAGATATATTTACAACATCCATCCAAGCACTCGAAAAGCAGATTCCGAAGAAGCCGATAAAAGACAGAAAACAAGAAATAAGATATACATCCTCTTACTCTTGCCCAAGTTGTGGTGGTGGATTTATTGGAACTGGTATTGCAGATTATTGCTATCATTGTGGGCAGAGAATGGATTGGAACGTGGAAGAATTTGAAAAAGAGATGTTAGAGATGTTGGAGGAAGAATAATGAGTTATCATAAAGAGTTAGAAAAAAGAGACCAAGCTATTAAGCCAGTAAAGATAATTGGAACAGAAGAAATATCTTGCAGGTGTCCAAATGATAATTACGAAGTAGGCTGGGGTGTGCCAGACGAAGAATTAGACCTTATGTATAACTTTTGTCCTGAATGTGGGCAGAGAATAAACTGGGAGGAAACACCATGAAAACACTACTACTATTTACCACCACCTACTGCGAGCCATGTAAGGCTTTTAAACCGATTTTCTCAAAAGAGGAGTGTAAATACCATGATGTGCATTTTAAGCTCGTAGACGCTAATTTAGAGCGAGAAACAGCACGCAGGTATAACGTGAGAAGCGTACCGGCTTTAGTGTTTCTGGATGAGAGCGGAGATCAGATAGGTTTCAAGCCGAATCCGTACAGCGATGATGATATTTACCACTTGATTATGGAGGTGTGAGGAATGAAGCGAAAAATCCCGAGAAGACACCGCTATAAAGCACCACCACCACCGCCAAAGAGGTACAGGTGGGTCACTACCACAACAGGAAGATTAGGATTGGAGGAGATCAGATGAATAAATTCAAAAAATATTGCCCCAATGTATGGGTAGCAGAATGTGAAGATCAATACGAAAAAGGAGACATCATAACTCTGGAAACAAAGTATGGAAAAGAAGTAGAATGTGAGGTTTACAATTTCGTTGGATACACAGGGACTAAAGAGAACCCTAAATACTGTTACTCCATAGTAAAACTTGAGGACAAAACATATGCAGAACGGAAAGCAGAAAAATACAACAATGCAGTATCGAGTAATATGAACAAAAGTAATGAGAAATGGAAAGCCTCACAAGAGGGAGCGGAATTCCTATCTCTAGCTGAACCGATAAAAGTAGGTCATCACAGCGAAAAGAGACACAGAGCATTGCTTGAAAGAAATGCCAACAGAATGGATAAAGCTCTTGAGTACGAGAAAAAAGCAGAAGAACAAAGGAGAAAAGCTGAATACTGGGAATCTAGAGCCAATGATATAACTTTAGCTATGCCAGAAAGCATTGAATATTTCAAACACAAAATGGATGAAATGAAAAAGTATCATCAAGGATTGAAAGATGGAACGATTCCAAGAGAACATTCATACTCTTTAGTTTATGCAGCCAAAGACCTTAAAGAGTTAACCAAAAAATATGAAACAGCTAAAATTCTGTGGGGAGATAACGATTCCGAAGATGAGGTTGAACATGACTAAATACATTCTGCACCTAACAGCGGAAGATCCAGAAAATAACATTGAACTTGAGTGCAGCACAGCACAAGAAGCGACCGAGTACAAGCGCAAGGCTATTGAACAGGGGTATAAGGTTGCGGTCAGGAAAGAGAAGTAAGGGGGGAAGGTTATGGAAGAAAAGAAACAGAAACCAAGACAGAAACTCATCAACATGAAGTATAGAAGACTTGAAGTGAAGTCACTGAAAGAAGCTGTGGAAGAAGCAGATACGAGACTTACAAGAATAAGCCCTGTACTCTCTGATATGCCTAAGGCGGGCAACAGCAGTGACAAGATGGCGGACGGAGTGGCGAAGCTCATAGAGCTCAAGCAAAAGCTAAACAGGATGGTACATCAAGCAGCTGCAGAAGAATGCGAAGTAATGGACAACATCGAAAAGATTGAAAATCCTCTATACAGAGCAATCCTCATGAGTGTGTATGACAGGGGGAAGGATCTCTATACTGTATCGCAGGAAGTGAACTACCATTATAACTATACCTGTAGGCTACATGGATACGCTCTGGATGAGTATGATAAAGTATCGAAATCAGAGTAAACATGTAATGCAATAACATGCCATGTTAACCTATAACATGCGATTCTATGTTAACATTGAATTGTAAAAGTACGCCTCCTTAATATTTTTTAAGTAGAGACTCTCTCAAGTGCGAGGGGTCTCTATTTTATCGTCTGTACTAAAACTGCATGAGGGCTACGACATGGGGTAAATAAGCACTACAAGAAAAAGAAGATAAAGAAAGGGTGGCTAGTGATTAACTGCCGAACTGGAAGACATACGCACGTGAGATCTGAATACGGCGTAGCGTGTCTTCTTTTGTTTTTACGTGAGGGTGTGGAACCGGAGAATGAATATCTAAAAGAATCCATGAGGAGGCTAGAAGACAATGCAGAGCGAAAACAAAACTATTACAACAAATCAGGGTGCAACAAACGATAGCTGCACTACATGCCCATGGTTAGACAGACAGCCAGAGGGTAACAAGATGCTGTGTATTCTGCCGGGCAATTGCTTCTGGCGCCAAGAGTGGTTAGGTAAGAAAGATGGATAATGATGTCAAAATCATTTGTAAAAAGTGTGGCAAGTCCACAACTGGAATCATCAAGGAAATAGAATACACCCTCAGAGAGGGTAGGTACATAGGCTGCATGCACTGTAATGCGAAGCTTGAGTATCCATACAAGGATTATGCCGAGTGCATGAAAGAACGCTGCTACAGGCGTGAGAATGGAGTAATGAAGCAGATAAGGAATAAGTGAAAGGTGGTGGTATGAGTGTCCAAGATGACAGAAGCACAAAAGAGATTCGCTGATGAATATTTGATAGACCTTAATGCCACTAGAGCATATAAGGCCGCTTATCCTAGTGTTACCAAGGATTCAACGGCATCAGCAGCAGGTTCAAGGATGTTAAGAAATGGTAAGGTTGAAGCATACATTGCAAAGAAGCAAGAGAAGCTCAAAGAGAAGCTTGAGATCAGTCAAGAAAACATCATCAATGAATTGGCTGCAATAGCATTCAGCAATGGCTCCGACTTTGCAAGGCTCATCACAAAGGGTCAATATAATCATGATACCGGGAGAATGGAACAGGTATACGATGTTGAATTGATTCCAACAGAGAAGCTAACTCCATACCAAAAGAAAGCTCTATCCGGAATTAAGTATGGGAAGTATGGAATTGAAGTATCAAGCTACGACAAGGTGAGGGCGCTAGAACTCTTAGGAAAGCATCTAGGCATATTCAATGACCGACTAGAACTCTCAGGAGAGATAAAGACCAACAATCCATTAGAGGGGTTAAGCACAGAAGACCTGAAGAAGCTGATTGATGATGACTAAGCTGACAAAAGAACAGAAACAAGCAGTAAAGATGGAACTCGCAAGACGCGAGTTTTTTTCATATTGCAATGTATTGGCACCTGACTTCTACAAGAAAGACAGAGAATACCTTGTAGGGCTGTGCAATGATATGCAGGACTTCTACGAGTCGGATGAGGAAGTGCTTATAGTGAATGCTCCTCCTAGACATGGCAAGTCAAGAACAGCATCACTCTTCACTTCATGGGTGCTTGGAAAGAACCGTAAAGAAAAGGTCATGACTGGATCATACAACGAAACACTATCAACCACCTTCTCAAAGGGAGTCAGAAATCAGATACAGGAGATAAAGGCAGATACAGACAGAACGGTCTTCTCAGACATCTTCCCTGATGTGACTATAAAGCGCGGTGATGGGGCTATGAACCTGTGGAGTTTGAATGATGGGTATAACAACTATCTGGCTACTTCCCCAACTGGTACGGCCACAGGGTTCGGTGCAAGTCTAATGATTATAGATGACCTTATAAAACTTGCAGAAGAAGCGGTGAATGAGAATGTGCTCAATAAGCAGTGGGACTGGTTTACAAACACCATGCTATCGAGACTGGAAGAAGGCGGAAAGATAATAGTCATAATGACTAGATGGGCAACGAATGACTTAGCAGGAAGAGTGCTGGAATGGTGCAAGGCCTATAAGAAGCGGTATAGGCACGTAAGCCTTAAGGCGCACTTAGGTAATGGAGAGATGCTATGTCCAGATGTGCTGTCTTATGAGGGTTACCTTGGAAAGATTACCGCCATGAGTAAAGAGATTGTAGCAGCTAACTATGACCAGGAACCTATGGATATTGTTGGTAGACTGTATCAACCGTTTAAGACTTATGCAGAACTTCCAAAGGATAAAGCCACAGGAAATCTCTTGACAAAAACAAGGTACGCATACACAGATACAGCAGACCAAGGAAAAGACTATTTATGCCAGTTTATATGGACTGTTTACAACAAGGAAGCGTACATACTGGATGCTATATACACAAAGGAACCAGCTACAGTAACAGAGCCTATGATGGCTGTTAAGCTCACGGAGAATGAAGTTGACCTTGCGAGATATGAAAGCAACTCAGGAGGATCTCTCATAGCAAGAAACGTTATGGGTCATCTTGAGAAGATGAAGAATTTTAGAACCGTGGTGAAATGGTTCCACCAGTCGAAGAACAAGAAAGCAAGAATAATCAGCAATCAATCATGGCTTCAAGAGCATGTCTACTTCCCGGTTGGATGGGAAAATAGATGGCCTGATTTATATAAAGCTCTCATGTCATATCAAAGAGAGGGCGAGAATACAAATGATGATGCACCTGATGCACTGTCAGGAGTATCGGAAACAATGCTGTTGAGGCATTACGAGTAAAGAGAGGTGATTACTAAGTGGGACTTATTAAATCATTGATGCTGAACTGGCTTGGAATCAATCCGGCACAGCCAACATCAATACAAATCAATGAGGTGCTGGACCATAAAGGGACGGTCCTTAAGAATCGTATATGGTATCGAGGTGACCCATCAGAACTAGATCAGTTCTTTAAGTCAATCGCTCAAGATGCGGTCACTCAGGCAAGGTTCTGGAGTGCAGTTCCATCAGCGGATAATAGAATCAGAAAGATTCACAGCGGACTACCTGGGGAGATTACTGATAAGCTATCAGGCATCGTTGCGGGTGATTTTGACGCGGTAGAGGTTGACCAGGTGGAAGGGGATAAGGTAAGTGAAAACCAAGTGAGATGGGATGAAATCGCAGAGGATAACAACTTTGGGAAACTAATCGAAGAAGCGGTGAATGATACCTTAGTGGATGGTGATGGTGCCTTTAAGTGCACGATTGATACCGATGTTACTGAGGTTCCTATAGTGGAGTTTGTCAGTGGATCCGATGTGGAGTACAGCTACAAGAGAGGCAGGCTTCATGAGGTTCTGTTTCCTGAGCTTCATGTAGTCAATAAAAAGACCTACAAGCGCGTCGAGGCGTATGGCAAGGGATATATCAAGTATTTCCTTTTCGATGCCAATGACAAGCCTGTGCCGTTCGAGGATGCCCCAGAGCTTTACATCGAGGATGTGACCTTTGATGGTGATTTCATAATGGCTGTGCCGATGAAGTTCTTCACCTCGAAGAAGTTCCAGTACAGGGGCCAGAGTATCTATGACCGCAAGACTGATATGTTTGATGCGTTGGATGAGGTTCTATCTCAGTGGCTGGATGCAATCAGAGCGGGCCGAGTAAAGACCTACATGCCTGAAAGTTTACTTCCAAAGGATCCAAACACAGGACAGGTCATGAGAGGAAATCCTTTTGACAATCAGTTCATTGGAGTAAAAGCTTCAATGACAGAAGGACAAGACAAGATAGACCAGGTGCAGCCTGATATCTATTACGAGGCTTATCAGCAATCATATGCATCATACTTGGATCAGTGTTTGCAGGGCATCCTAAGCCCAAGCACATTGGACATAGACCTCAAGAAGACCGACAATGCAGAAGCACAGAGAGAGAAGGAAAAGACCACTCTCTATACAAGGCAGAGAATCGTAGATGTACTGAATGAGGTTATCCCTGAACTGGTTGAGATGGTGCTTAAGGTTTCAGACCTTATCGCCAAGAAGACACCCGGTGAATACGAAGTATCGGTATCGTTTGGTGAATACGCTTCACCGGATTTTATAACCGTGGTAGAGACCGTGGGTAAGGCAAAGAGCCTTGGTGTTATGTCATTGGAAAAGGCGATTGATGAGATGTACGGAGACACCATGACCGATGAGGAAAAAGCAAAGGAAGTTGAGCTCATCAGAAACGATGGCGCAGCTAACGTTGACCTCACAGATGCGAAAGAAGATATAGATCCTGACAAGGAGGGAGAGGATGTAGTAATCGATGAAGAAGAAGTATAACATCCGCTCTATCTTCGAGGAAATGGAACTTTATCTATTATCATCACTATCCAGAAACCTCAAGAGACATGAGGGTGAGGAAATCAAAGAGGGGTTTAAGTTCGAGATGTGGCAGAGTGCAAAGCTAAGAGGCTTAGAACGATACCGCAGAGATAACAAGAAGATCATTGACAGCTTTTCAGAGGTTATTGAGAATACCGTGAACGATACTCTCATGGATACCTACAGAGCCTCACAGGGGCGCGTACAAAGAGAAGTAATCAAGATAGCAGAGAATTATGCTGTTTCACTGCCAAAGCCATTAGAACCGATTATAGACGGCTTAAAAGGCGAGGAACTAAAAGAGACATTGGAGAAGGTAGAGGAAGCAGCCAAGACATGGAAGGAAGCACCTACGCCACTGGATGATAACTTTTTTAAGACCAACGACAGAAAGCTGAATGCGCTGATTGAGTCCACTCAAAAAGATATGACCATGGCACAACAATCAGTCCTGAGAAAGATGGATGACATCTACAGAGAGACCATCTTCAAGGCTCAGGTATTCCATAACAATGGCGTTGTGGATATTAATAAGGCTGTGGACATGGCCACAAAGGACTTTCTGAAGCAAGGCATAACCTCAATCAAGTATTCCAACGGTCGAGAGGTCAATATAGCCTCTTACGCTGAAATGGCTCTTAGGACTGCGAACCACCGCTCATATCTTATGGGCGAAGGGAAGAAAAGGCAGGAACTGGGGATATCCATTGTCATTGTCACACCCCATGCAACAGCTTGTGAGATGTGCAGACCATGGCAAGGGAAGATCCTGATTGATGATGTGTATTCAGGTGGAAAAGCAGAAGATGGAGAGTATCCGCTTCTGAGTTTTGCTATTGAGAAAGGGCTGTTCCATTGAACGAAAGGTTTGGGTGGAACCAAAACGATGTGAACTGTATTACAAAACAGGTGTGGTGATTATAAAAAATAATGGATCACTGCTAACGGGGGACGGAATCACAGCCCAATCCCGTGCTAAGTTGCTATATCTTTACACCTCTGGTATAATCCTATTTAAGAGGTGATTTTATGAAAGAAATATGGAAAGATGTTGTTGGTTACGAAGGGGTCTATCAGGTCAGCGACCATGGGAAGGTAAAAAGAATAGGTAATTACTCAAATCAGTTTACAACATGGAAAGCTGAAACGGTTTTAAAGGCAGGAAACAACGGAGCTGGTTACTTATTCGTTAACCTATCAATGAACAATAGAACGAAACAGCTATACATCCATAGGCTTGTGGCTGAAGCTTTTATTGAAAACCCCGAAATGAAGCCAACGGTAAACCACAAAGACGGAGACAGAACCAACAACTCAGTTGGAAACCTTGAATGGTCAACATACACTGAGAACAACGTTCACTCCATAAAGGTATTAAACCGAAACACCAAGAACAGCTCAGATTCCTATGCGGTGTGTCAGTTCGACAAAGAGGGGAACTTCATCAAGGAGTATCCTTCAATGCGAGAGGCGGAGCGACAGACAGGATTAAAGGCTATCTCTCAAGTGTGCAGAGGTAAGAAATACCATCATACAGCAGGTGGCTACATCTGGAAGTATAAAAAAGATATCGCAAAAAGTGTAGAGACTATCGAAAGCAAGGAAGAATCCATTTAATGGGTTCTTTTTTAGTGAGTAGAGTAGGTTGGAGATGTACCAATCGAAGCGCATCGCACGCGAAAGCGTGATGAGATAGTCCAATAAATGCCAAACTGTGAAGATATACTCTCCACCTGGTACGAGGGTATCAATACACCACCAAAGGTTCCGGATGATGAGCAATCAGAGAAATGGTATCGTGCTGGGCAGAAGCAGAGAAGACTTGAGAGAGCAATCAGAGAGCAGAAAAGGATAGTTGCAGGGATGACTGATGATGAAACCATTAAACAGGAAACCGTAAGACTCAGACGATACCAGAAGCAATTACGAGAACACCTGAAAGAAAACACACAACTAAGAAGAAAACCAGAGAGGGAGGGGTAGATGATGGATGTTAAAAGATATATTGAAGAAGTAAAAAGAAAACTTGAGAATATGACATTCGCTGAAATAAAGCAAAAACTTTCCGATGTTGGAATAACCGTGAAGGAGGAATAACAATGGATCTAATCTTATTCTATGCCAATGGCCAGACATTCAGATTTAGCCAAGTCACAAACCTAAAGATGGAAGGTGACAAGGTTGAATTTGACTATTATGGAGTATCGACAAAAACATATAGACATGCGTGTTTTACTGGCATTGTAGGATACTCAACAGAAAATAAGCCAATAACCAGATAACCCACCTCCACCTCTAACAGGGTGGATTTTTATTGCACTGAATTAAGTGCCTATCACGTTATCCCACGTAAAGGGAAACCCTATGAGAAGCGACCTCGTAAAAAGCGTAGGAGAAAGGAGACAACATGAAAAGAGAAGAACTCAAAGCACTTGGACTTGAAGGTGATGTGATTGATTCAATTATGGCTATCCATGGAAGAGACGTCGAAGCCAATAAAGCGAAGGTCACACAGCTTGAAGAACAGGTGAACACGCTCAACACAAACATCAAAGAAAGAGATACTCAGCTTGAAACTTTGAAGAAGTCCACTGGTGATGTGGAGAGCTTAAAGGCTCAGATAGCATCACTCCAGGAGACAAACACCACTCAGGCTACAGAGTATCAGAACAAAATGAAGGACCTGCAAATCACAAGTGCCATTAAACTGGCACTGAATGATAAGGTCCATGACACTGATCTAGTCTCTGGTTTACTTGCCAAGGACAAACTGATTGTTCAGGAAGATGGCTCAATCCTTGGACTGGACGAGCAGGTCAACAATCTCAAGACATCAAAGGCTTTTCTCTTTAAGGCTGAAGCATCCGAGGCAGGTGCTGAAGGTGCTGCGGGCTTTAAGGTTGGGAACCCTGGGGGTAAAGACATGGGAACACCCGGTATTGATGCTGCAATCGCTGCGGCATTTGGCAACACATCCGAATCAAAATAATAAAAAGAAAGAAGGTATATGATTATGGCAATTAACTATGCATCCCAGTTCCTCGCGAACATCGAACAGCAGTATTCCAGAGAGCTTACTTCTGTAGCACTCGAAAGAAACAGCAAGTTCAGATTCATCAATGCTAAGACCATCAACGTTCCTACCGTATCCCTTTCCGGATACCAGGATCATGCTCGTGACGGTTCCAAGAACAGAGGTACCGTAAACAATGTATACACCCCTATGGCTCTTGCTCATGACAGAGACATTGAATTCTTTGTGGATGAGGCAGATGTGGACGAAACCAACATGGCTCTTTCCGCAGCCAACATCACCGCGGTATTCAACTCTGAGCAGGCAATCCCTGAGATGGATGCTTACAGATACTCTAAGCTGTATGCAAACTTCAAGACTCATGGTGGAGTGGTTGATACAGTGGCACCTACCACAGCTACCATCCTTGAGAAGCTCGACAAAATGACGGAAGACATGGACAACGCAGGCGTTCCTGAAACAGGAAGAGTTCTGTATGTTATCCCATCCATCTACACCATGCTGAAGAACGCAGAGAAGATCCAGAGAACTCTTGAAGTTACTGGCGGCGCAAAGGATGTAAACAGACACGTGAGAAGCCTTGATGATGTGGAAATCGTCAGAGTGCCTGTAGACAGATTCAAGACCGCTTATAACTTCACAAATGGATTCACCCCTGCGGTTTCCGCTAAGCAGATCAGAATGATTCTGGTACACCCTGCAACAGCTGTTATCGCTCCTAAGAAGTTCGCAGACATCTATCTGTGGAATAAGGGTGAGACTCCTGATTCTGCTTTCGGTTACCTCTACCAGAACAGAGCTTACCATGACCTGTTTGTCATCAAGCAGAAGGTCAAGGGCGTAGCAATCAACGCTGAGGCGGAAGTATAAGAGGAGGGTGACGTATGTTGCTAGCAACTAAAGGAAATAGAGAGGTGAAGATCTCTCCTGATGATAAGGAGAAGTACCTGGATGCCGGGTACTCTCTTTATGAAAAAGGTGAAGATGGCAAGATTCAGAAGATTGAACAGCCAGTAAAGAAAACACCTGAAATGATCGCGCTCGAAGAAGAGAATGTAGCTCTGAAAAAAAGGCTTGCTTCCCTTGAGTCCGATCCAGAAGAAGAACCAGAAGAAGAGCCCGAAAAGAAACCAGCTAGGGGGAGGGCTAAATAGTCCCTCTCTTTCTAGTTGAAAGGAGATGAGACTATGAGCTATGCCACTTACGGTGATTATAAAGAATACGGTGGAACAGGTGATGCAGCACTGGTTGAAAAAGCTTTAGAAGAAGCATCAATCCAGATGAATAAAGCCTGTTACGGAAGAATCGAGGGCAAGGGTTTCGGTAATCTCACAGAGTTTCAGAAGAAGCTTATCAAGAGGGCAGTATGCTCTCAGGCTGATTTCATTGCGACTTATGGAGACTTTATTGACAGCCCTATGTCAGGATTCTTTGCCGGATCTATTTCCATGAGCTTTAAAGATGCCGCTAAGAGTATCGGTGGTTCACTTATGAGCAATAAAGCGCTGAGTTATCTCGAATCCACAGGACTGACTTCAAGGAGGCTATAGCTATGAGAGGAAAACTACCATGGCCAACATTCCTTGAGAACTCTACCTGTAAAGTCATAAAAGAAGTACCCGGTAAGTATGGGCCTACCGAAATTGAGCTACACAATGGTAAGGGGATATACGAACCGAAAGGTAAGTCCGTGATGACCGCTGAGAAGCAGCTGATTCAGCTCACAGGGAAGTTTATCTTTAGAGGAGATATAAACCCATCAGAACCAGTGTTTCAGGGTTATATCGTGTATCAGGGAGCAAAGAGACAGATACATGAAACGCTTAAGATACTCAATCCTGATGGCTCAGTTTACAGTACTGAGGTGACGCTGAAATGAAAGTAACCGCGAAGGTTGAACTGAACATGGCGCATATCGCAAAGCTGCAGGAGAGCATGAATAAGGTGCTCCCTAAGCTGATTGATGCTCTAAAAACGGAAGTGGAACTCGCTCAGGTGATTCCTAGAGACCATGGAGACCTTATGAGCAGTTCTTTTACTGTGGTGCAGGATAAGACAGCGTATCTGTGCTATGGCGCTGTATATGCCAGGCGGCTGTATTTCAATCCTCAGTATAATTTTAGGATGGACAAACACGTGAACGCACGAGGTAGATGGCTTGATGAATGGATCCATGGACCTCGAAAAGAGTGGATAACAGATACATTTATGGCGCTATGGAAACAAGAAGCAGGGGGGCTGATTACATGACAATAGATAAATTTGATGAATGGCTCTCCGCTGCTATTCCTGGTACTTGGGATGTGGGAACTCTCCATGTTGGAGATATGCGATGCGCTTTGTATCCTGGCAGGTCCTTTGTGAACCCTAGAGGGATAGGGCAGGAAACCAGCTATGGAGGGCCTATCGTGACGGGAAAC